GGACATGGCGACGATCAACGATCTACGCAAAGAGCTTCAAGACGCGGTGAAGCGGATGGAGGCGGTTTCAATCGATGATCTTTGGGATTGTTTTGATCAGCACAATCAAAGTTTAATTTTTGTCCGCGCCCGTCTAATCTCAGCCGCGAAAGGAGAGTCATGAGCGATACACCACCACCTCCACAATACATTCCTTTTGTTAACATCCCAGAAGAAGTTCACGCCGCCGCTTTAACTTTGCAGCACTACTTTGAACAACAAGGTTGCCAAGAATGGCAGTTTTCTGCCGTAGCGGACGGGCGACTTGTTGGTAAGCTAGAACGCGAACTCAACGCGGCGAAGGCTGAAAACGACAGCAAGCTAGCGTTAATCAAACGCCTTCACCTTGCAATCACGGCGCGCATGTCCGCTGATGAGCCGACTGGCGATGAAAGGCTGGAGCTAAGCCTTGCGTGGAAAGAGGCGCAGGAGACAATCGACAAAGCGAAGCTGTGACCGCAAACGACATCATTCACGACTTGCTAGCGAATCCGTATCCTCATGACCTTATGGATATACGGCGAGCCGCAAACACCTACACCAGCGAGACTTCAGCCATGGCCGACATGGAAACTTACTGCACCGAGGCATTCGCCATGAAGGCCCGTGCCGATTGGCAAGCCGCGCAAGATGCCGCTAGGGAGTGGCTGGAGAATAACCCGATTAAATCATGACCATCAATGAAGAGGATTACAAGCCAAGGCCTGCGGATGATTTCTGGGGCATACCATCTCACAATCTTTCTGAGGATCAAAGTGAGTCAGAGTCCAAGCGATATGGAAGTATTATAGATGGAGCGATTTGCAGAGGATACTATCACGAGTCTGAATGCCACCAACTTGGTTGCAATTTTCAAGAGCTGCCGCACGGTTAATCACTCAGCCTTACCATGAGCTTGATTCTAATCTTCTTCATTTCATTCATCCTGTCAGTCTTGGTGAGTCATTGCATTATTTATGCGTTAACTAAGCGTTAATCACTCAGCCGCTTCTGAACCTTGCGAGCTTCACGAACCACGTTAGCGCCCACATCGACAGCACCGCCGACTGGACCAATGGCAGCAGATAAGCCAGCGCCTAGAGCCGTTGATGCGGTGTCTAGTGCGTCCATGAACTCATCTGGATCATCGGGATTGAACAGCTCGTCCATATTCTTTCCGCCTCTGAGCAAATCGCTAGCTGCCTTGCTGGCAAGATCATCATTTGGGAATATGCGAAGACCAAGCAATCCGCGCCCGATCTTGTCAATCAATCGGCCAAAGACAAACAAGCCATTTACAGGACCGAGTGCCAAGGCGAGCGTCCACTGCTCAACACTCCACTCTCTATCCCTGTCTTCGTCGTCACCAAGCAGCGATGCAATCACGCCAGCCATAACCTGCGAAACGCTAGCCATGACAACATGCGCAACAATGGCGCGCTGAATATCCAGCGCCTTGTTCTTTGACTTGCCCGTTGCTAACCTGCGGATTGCCATCAATTCAATCGCCAGGGTTTTTCGTTGATCCGACACGAACATGGACATTGAGCGCATAAATGGGTTTCCGGACCGCTCAAATAGCGCCCTAGCGTAAATGTCCGAAGGTTGCGCCGAAGTGGCAATCATCTTCTCAACTCTGGCAATAGCCTTTGAATCGGCAATCTCAGGCGTCATTTGTGGATTGTCGCGCATGTAGCCGCGCCTGTAGTAGTCAAAGGAAATAGCAGCACCTAGCGCAGTCCACCCGCCGTCAACCATCTGCATTGGCATCATGCCTGTTTGCATTGCAAGAATAGCCTGCGATCCGGTCATGCTAGTGCCTTGCATTGCAACGCGAGATTCAGCGGAGAATCCCGACTCAATTCGGCGGCGGATGATGTCAGAACTCCACATTGCGGAAACTTCACTGGCAAATGCCTTCGGCTCCATGAATGCGCGAGCCATGCCCATCATGTAGTTATGCGCCGGAACGTCAGCAAGCAAAGGGTTCAACATCGCCGGAGTCTGCTTGATGATTGGCGAAATGCGGAAGGCCAAGCCTTTGTAGGCCCTAAACTGCATGAACCAGCGCCACATTCTAGAGATGTCCACCAACTCACGCGCCGTAGAGGTGCCGTTCGATTCAATCGTTTTAACGTCCTCTTTCAGCCGTTGTAGATAGCCTTCGCTCTTTTTCTGGCGGATGGCTACGGCGGTGTCCTTGTCCAGCAACACGGCTTTCATATCGCGCATAAGCTCAGCATGTGAAACCCAGTGTGCTACGTTTTCCCAGTGTGCCAAGAATAGCGCCAGCGCATCTGTTTCAACGAGCGGAGCCGTGCTGTTAACGCGAGCTTTAACAAAGCTGGCAGCAAGTCCGCTGTTCATATCAGAGGCTTCCATATCCATGACATCGCCGCCCGTGTTTATGTTGCGGCGAATCATTGGTGAATAGTTCTTCGTTCGCGGTAACGGTGCGTTGAGAAGCTTGCGATAAACGGGATCAATGAGGGATGGCGCATCCACGCTGTAGCTGTTGGCCATCCATCGCGCCAAAGCTTTTGCCTCTGGCGATAAAAACTCCTCAAGCTGCTTAAAGCTATCCTCATCCCACCCATCAAGTTCCATCTGCTTACGGCTGGCATCTTGCATTGACCACATCCACCAACCGATCCCCTGCGTCTCGCTCATCATGCGTTTGACTGGCGTTCCTGCGTCGGTGACTCTCTCGACGGTTACAGTGCTTTTGCGTCCGTTGTTAGCAAACTCTTCAAGCGCTGCATCCACTTCATCTTGTCGAAGTCCTGCCGCATCCGCCGTCATGGTTCCGTCATTGAGCTTTGTCAGTGTCTCAAGGTCAAGCTTGATTTCCTCCTTGGTGACCTTGCGCGTCGTGATGCCTGATTGCTTCACCTTCTGCAATTCAGCGATGCCGCGAGCGTGGGCGTATTTGCTGTCTGAGTTGAAGATGATGGAAAGCGCTTCTTTCTTCTGCGCCTCGACTAGGCGTTTAATGTCCGTCGAAAGATTGGCGGCATTGATGATCCTTTCGGCAAAGTAATTCAGCGTCTTGGAATCTTCGCCAAAGATCAACTCTAGGCGTTGAAGTGTAGTCCAAAGTGAAGAACTCAGAACGCCACGCATACCCAATAAAGCGCGCTTCATTACTTTCTTATCCAGATTCGTGATATTGTCAGCAACGCCAGGACTCAGCTTGTCACCTTGGAGAATGGACGATTGCGCAGACTGGCGCATGTCCGTCAAGAATGCCTTGCGCTCTTCATCCAGAATCTTCTTTCCAAGCTTGCCTTGTTCGATGGTGTCGGCTAGCCAGTTAAAAGCAGACTCGCGGGCGGCTGAATCTTTGGTGTCCCAGACTTCAAACAAGCGAGCGATGCCAAGCTTTGTCAGTGCATCCTGAACCTCTTCTGCGGTGTCGGAAGTTTCAATTTTCTTCTCAAGCGCGGCCTCTCTATCGGCCTGATCCTCGACGCTAAGCTTGATGAACTCAGCAGCGTAATCGACTTGTTCGGTAGCTGTTGAAATGATCTTGCCTGTGATGCGTCCGCTTGCGTCTTTCTGCGACTGGTAGCGCTTCAGCAGCTTGTCGGTAGCCTCGCCGTATTGATCCTTCAAATGCTTCTCCAGCAGCACCTGCCCACGTTCAAGCTGCTTCTGCAATACCTTCAGCCGTGCCGATTCGCTAGCCTTACGAGCCAGCGCCACGAATCCGCCAATCTTTCCACGGATCTCTTGCGGGAACATGGCAACGATAGCCTCTAGCGTAATCAAGTCACGCACTAGCGATTCTTTCGGTGACCAGTCCTCTTTCTGCATTGCGTCGGTCTCGTCGCGCCATGCTTGAGCCTCTTGACGCGCCTGCTCAAATGCTGCTTTCTCGACGGCTTTAACTGCGGCCTCGGCTTTGGCGTAGCCTTCTTTTTTGTCTCGGTATGTTTTGATAATGGACTCAATTTCAGCCCACATATCTTTCGCATACCCAAACTTCAAATTGTCAGCCATAACGTCTGGCATAATACCGCCGCTCTTAGCATACCACTGCGGAGGAATCCAAGGTGCATCATCATACTGATCTTTGATGTCTCGCCCTTCTTTCTGCGCCGTCTTTAACGACATGAGTTTCCCATGCTTACCAAGCATCTCTTGAATCAATGGATGATCGTCCAGTGCGTCCATTCCTTCACTCCACGCCATCAGTGTTTCCGGCGTCAGCTTGTCCATGCCTTCATTTACAAGCTCAACCTCGCGTTGCGCCTGCCGCATCGCCTGTTCCTTATCCAAACTCTTCACCGTGCGCTTCTCACTAATCGGGCGGATCTTGTTTCCTTGCGGCGTCCATCGCTCGTTGCTCCACTTGTCGGCATACTTGGCAAACTGGCGAATCATCTTCGATTTCACCTCAAGCGCGCCCACTGGGTTCTCTGCAAACTGGCGCTCTACTTGGTCACTTAGCTCGTTGAGGTTGCGGATGGGTGAGATGCTGAAAGTTGGCCCATTCATCACGCCTTCACGGACCTGCAACGGTTCGCCACGTTCGCGAGCTGCAAGCCAGCGGTGATGTCCATCGAAAAGTTTAAGCCTGCCATCCTCGCCACGGTAAACGCCTACAGGTTGCGATAAATCAACTTTAGACGCCCAGTCTTTACCGCCTGCTTTCATGTCGGCTTCTGCGCGTGCTAGGTCTTCGGGAATCGTGTCGATGTCGGATGTTGGGATGGAGACGCTGAAGGACGGGCCTTCAACCCTTTGAATTTTATCATCCGTCACACGCTGAAATTTACTCAACAAAGGAACATCCTTGATGAGCTTATCCAGATTTTTAGCCGCTCCTGTAATGGATGTCACAGCATTAGCCAGAACCTTTTCAATAACAAACTCGCCAGAGTTAGAGCCAGCGCCAGAAAGAGTTTGATTCTGCATACTCTTTGGCTTTATGCCATTTACAAGCGATGAATCCAGTTCAATCAAAACTCCCTTGCCTCCTTGTCCTAATGCTAAATCACGATCATTTGTGACGTAGAATCTAGACTTCATATTACGCCCCATGATGGCGCTCAGTAATTGACGAGCGCCAGAAATGCCAGTCTCATGAAATACGGTTTTGGTTTTTGTAATTTCTCCAAGATTGGAGCGAGTTTTCTTCACTTCGCTGGCATAAGTAGCCCCAGTCTTTTTCTCGTAATCAACGTATGATTCAGACAGCCAGTTAACAGGCGAAATACTAAACGGCATCTTTCCGGCTTCCATGATGGCCTTTGCTTCATCTATCGCCTGCCCTTCCATCTGCTTCACCTCGTCAATGCCTACAACCTTATTTACAAAAGCGTCCCAATCCTCGCCAATCGTGCCATTATCGCGAGCTTTAACCATGGCCTTAACGGTGCTGAATACGGCCTTCATGTGCGCCGAGAATGCGCGGAACATAGCAATAATACGAACAAGCGCACTTGCCTCTTCATTGGTGTTAGCACCAACGACAGCAGCTTCAAGAGCGCGTGAAATCTGCATGGGTTTTAACCCTGTGTCCTTGCCTCTGCGATCCTTTGCGAAACGGTCGCGGACATACATCTCGCTGAATGTTTCTTGAAGCATGGTGTAATTGCCTTTGCCTTCAGCCAGCTCGCGGACATTCTCAATCCACTTATATTCAAGCTTTCTGTCTTCCAGTTCGCTTTCGTATTTCCTGCGCTGAGAATCTGACATCGCGCTGACCTCCTCCGCAGATTTGACGGGTGAAACCGTATTAGCAAACGCTGGAACAAGAGCGCGAAAGGCTGTTCTAGCGTCCTCCTCTGTCCATGTTTCATCCCTCAATCCTTCGCGGAATTTAGATTCAATATCTTCATGCAGCAGCGTGAAAATTTGAGGATTGCCCTCTTTGCTGGATTTAAACAAGCTCAGCTTGCGCCATACAGCCTTGGCCGTATCAGCCACGCGAAAACCAAAAAGCTCATTTGATCCGTTAATGCGACCAATCACACCGCCAGCGCCCGCTTTAATGCCTGCAACCTCCGCTTCCTTGCGGACGGTTTCAAGCGCCTGAGGGCCAAACGGGCGCTGCGATACTTCGACGTTATTGGCGTCTCTACGAATGGCAAACACACCGCCTCTATTGGCTTCGACATCTTCGCCAGTCATTTCAACCATAGCCCCTCGACCCATGCCGCTTTCAAAGTAAGTGTCTAAAACTTCAGAAATGACATTTGCCTCCTGTTGGCTTCCAACTTGGCGAAGTTCGTTATAAATGCGATTTGCGCCTTCTGCTGTATCTGTGGGAATAATCGTGCCCTCGCCTGTCGTGACTTGCCAGCCTGTAGGCGTGCGGGTTACGCTTGCGGTGTAGTCGGGTGAGGTTGTCTCTGTCAGCGCCTCGATATTCTCTTGAGCTTTGAAGCGCGCTTTGAGTCGTTCGGTTGCCGCTTGAATATCTGGTTTTGAGGCTTTGGTGTCACTGACAAATTCAGCGCGGAAAAGGCTGTCAGCTTTGCGATAGTCGCCAGCATCTGACGCTTCCTTGATCTTGGTTGCCAACTCTGGCGCAATGCCTTTAGCAACCAGCATATCCAAATCAGCCGCCAGACTGCGCCCGTTCTTAATGTCATTGATCGACGCAACGCCGCCGCCGACAAGCGAGAAAAGCAAAGCGGGTGCCCACACTTCCGCCGCGATGTCTGCAAACTTCGGCATGTTCTTTTCCCAATCGACGGAGGGCATATCTTGCCCAAGCGCGCCCATTAATTGCTGAGCCTTCAAAGGAGCGTAGGCTTGCAGCCATTCCTCGCCAATTTCCGCAGTGGTCCCAGTAGCAGCACGAATACCGAGATTGCGAGCAGCCCCGCCGATGCTGGCAGTTTCAGTCATTAACCATTTTTGAAGAACGGGAAGCTTCACCTTGCCCCATGGAATCAAAGCCGTCACCGTTTCGATGGCCGCATTAACTGGAGCCGCCACGGCTGAAACCTTGTCCGACTGCTCTACAGTCATGCCAGGGTTTTGAGTCATTACATCTGCGCCGATTGTGTCGCGGAAATAAGCCAAGTTTGCGCCAAATGCAGCAATGGGACTAGCTATCGCAATGCTTGATTGAGTCGCCATCTCAGCAGCGGCCAATCCTTGATTCTGAAGCCAGCTATTGCCCTTTACTGGGTCTAGCTTTTCAGCGGCGGCAGTTCTGATTTGTTGCGCGAGAAGAGTTAATTCACGGCCTTTTAATTCTTCGGCCATGATTCCAGCCACTTCTTCCGGCTTGTTCGCCAAGCCAGACGGAAAAGCCTCCAGAACCTTGCCAAATGTAAAAGCGTTAGATGCAACTGCCGCGCCCATTGTTTCAGCGATTCGATTCACCCTAGCACCCATCTTTGAAAGGTATGAACTACGCTCCTCTGCCGTAGTGCCGCCAGTGGCTGCAATGGCCTCAATGACTAAGCGCCGATCTTGTTCAGGGATACCGACCAGCTTTTCCGCAACGGCATTAAATGCGTCCGTCATTTCACCGAGCGGTTGCTCGTTAACCTTCATTGTCCCGCTTAGCATTCCAGCAGCCTCATTCACAATAGAGCGGTAAGGCGCAACCTTGGCCGCAATGTTGCCGTAAATGCTGGACGCTTCATTCAGGTATCGGTCACGAATGCCGCGAGTTTTAGACACTCCCGTAAGCGCGTGAAGTTCGCCCAATGCTTGCGGCAGCGGACGGCCAGACAGCGCCGATTCAAGCGCTAGATTTGTCGTGTTGTCGGATGTCTGGATGTGCGAGCGAATGAGATCATGGATTGATTCATCGGTAATATCTTTGGCCGTTGGAATCTTGAAAAAGCCTTGCGCTAAAGCATCCTTGTTTGCCTGCCAGTCTGCGCCAGTTGGCAGAACTTCACGACCTGACGCGCCCGTCATCCATGCCGCTACGGCTGCATTGCGTTCAAACTTAAGCCTGTTTTCTGGCGCTACGCTAAACGCCTGCTTTTCGTAGAACTCCTCAGCGTCTGGAAATTCGTCATTTAGCAGCGCCTTGCGAAGTTTTTCTTCATTGTCCATAATTGAAAAGAGGGTTTTGGTTTAAAATAGGAAACGCAAGCGATCCAGATCCAGGCATTGCAGGCTCTAGCCCTTGCGCTGGAATTGGTTGAAATCCGCTGGCTTGCGGCGTGACATAGTTCTTTACGCGTGATCTAGTCATGTCGCCTTGGAGTCGATTCAAGATAATCTTATCAGCCTGATCCGGCGTCGGATTATCTGGCAAGTCTCGCTCAATCTCATTCTCCATGTTTAAAATGCGAGTTTGACGCTTTATCCATTCCTCTTTCTTTTCAGGCTTAAGCGTCCGCTTGCCGTTGGGGGCGGAGTTAAAGAAATCAGCCTCTTCGCTTTGTAGGATTTCTTGAAGCACAGAGCGAGCCGTTGAGACGTAGCTTTGTTTCGTGGATGGTTGATTGCCTGATAACCTGCCTTGCAGCGCATCGGCTAAACGGTTGCGAATATGTGGAGGCGCCTTGTTAACTTGTGCCGCCACTCTGGCAAATTTTACCGTCTGTTCAAAATCGCCATCTTCCAGCATGTTTCGATCAATGCCTTCAATCTCTCCCATCGTTTGCATATAGCTTTTAGCCACATCCTCAGGAGGAACCGGAATGGCCGCGTTGATTTCATCCCTTACTTTTTGGGTTTCAAACGGGCTAAGATATTGAGAGGTGAACTGATCCGCGTTTGTGATCTTGCCAGTGACAAGCCCATCCATTGCGTTAATGATGTCTTGATTACCGTATCTGCGCTTAGCTTGGGTAATCTCCGTTGTTAAATCATCCTTATCACGTTGAGACAATAGGTCATATTGATCGACCATCTTTCCGGCAAGCGTTAAATCGACAGGTTCGCCGTTTCCTGAAATCTTGTTTCTGATGTCAGTGACAAGTTGGCCTTGAATTGTCTGCTTGCTGGCCAGCTCGTAGTTTTCCTTATCAATAGCGCCAAGCGTGAAAAGTTTATCATTCACTTCCGCCACCTGTTCCCACGCTCCCTTATCGCCTGCGTTTGCGGACTGAATAAGCGTTGATCGTTGCTGCCTAAGGCTGTCAACGGTTTTAGCTTTTGCCGCATCTTTGACTTGAAGGTATTCAACATCATCAGCTTCCTTGAGTCCAAAACCAGCATCTCTCCTTGTTTTTTGCGCTTGCTCAAAAATAGTCAAATCGCCGGAATCAATAGCGGCACGCTTAGCGAGTTCAACGGTTGCATCCATCCGCTTTCCAGTCTGCTTAAACGCCCCTGCCTGCACATTGATCGTGCCATTCGTTGACCACTCCGAAAACCGATTCGTGAGCTGTGCCCGTGCGTTCGGAGTCAGCGGCATCGAACCAATCTCGCTTTGCAGCTTGGTTTCTAGCTCCTTCCACTTCGGTAGCCATTGCGTTTCGTCCTGCCCTTCCGGCGATTGCTGAAACGTGGCAAACTCCTTCTGCGCTTCGTTCATCCTCAAGCTTGCCGTTGTGAGATTGGTCACGTCGTTCGCACGCCTAGACATCTCTTGAATGTCCATCGCCACGCCTGCGACATCGCCAAGCGCCTTGCCAATGCTGGCATTTGTGACCGCTGGAAGCTGCGCAGTCTGCTGCGTTTGGTTACCCGTTTGGAGTTGCGAGGAGTCGCGGAGGATTGGGATGCGTGCCATATTATGCGTGTAGTTTATACCATTTCACAAATGCCCTAGCGTCGCTGAGGGTCGGCCCCATCCATCCGGCGTAATAACACTCTTCACTCCATCGGCGGTAAAGCTCGCGGATTCTGGATTTAGTCATGAAGCGAAAGCGCCAAGAGACGCTACGAATCAGGGCGATGGTTTCGGCTTCGTAGTTTTCCATGGTGTTAAGCTGCCTGTTGCGGACGCGTTGACCAAGACTTATAAGCACCGCCAGCCGTTGAAGCTAGCCCAGAGATTGCCGCGCCTGTGGCCTCTCGACGACCTGCGGCAGCTTGTTGCGCGCCCATTTGAAGCGTGTTCGTCCGCTGGTAGGCAAGGTTTGATTGCGCTAGATCATTGACTCGTTGCTGGTCGGCTAGTTCGGTCTGCTGCTTCGCCCAGGTGTCAGCTTCAATCGCAAGGCTTGAGCCAGTGCCGAGCATCGCGCCATTTCCAGCCATAGCCGCAAGTTGAGACGCGCGGAAACGACGTTGCTCTTGAACTGCGCGACGTTGATTCTCTTCGTTCTCCATTGCCTGCCGTCGTTGCTCTGCTGCCAGTGCATCGGACTGCGCCTGCGCGTTGTATTCGGTTTGTTTAGCGGCTGTCTGACTGGACTCGTAAGACATGTAAGTGCCAGCAAGAGACGCGCCCACAAGAAGCAGTGTTGAAACAACCTCATTGCACGGCGGACGAGTGGCAGAATAGCCACGCACAGGACCGCCTTCAATAAGCGGCAGATAGTCTAAATGTTCAGAGTTCATAAATGACTTGGAGGCTTGGCCTGTCCGCTATGTGCCAGCCGTCCTTTTTAATGAGACGAGCCAACTCAGGGCGGCAGAAATTACGAACGAATTTATAACCGATTGGCTTTCCATTGCAATCTCTCAAATTTGATATGAACGCCTTTGATGTCCGCCAAATGATCGACCACGCTTTGAGGCTGGCTTTCAGTGACGAGTTTGGACGGCTAATCAGGTGGTCCATGAATACGAAGGGACAATCAAAAACGAGGTAAACAAAGCAGACCATCAACGGCCCGTCGTCATCCTCGACCAGGAAACCGTTTGGGCTGAGTAGCTGCGGAATCAGCGCCATATCGCGAGCTTTGGCCCATGCTGCCACGGTGTCGAAGTCTGCGGGAGTGTAGGCGCGTATGGTCACTTGTAATGATTTGCTATCAATTCATCACAATTTCATAAAATCAAGCGCCGGAAATCCCGTCCACCTCGACATCTGCCAGCAGCGCCAGCACGTTAAACGGCCAAGGATGCCGTGAAGCAATGGTCACGTCAGCGCAATTGTCCCAGTCTCCGCCCATCGGCTGCACTTTGGTTTGCCCAGTCTTAACGATGATCGAGCTTGCACCAGCGCTGTAATTACGAAGCATGACGGAAGGCAAAGGAAACTCATTCATCCCATCATATTGAATCGCCGTCGCATCGCTGAAATCAGCGTCAAGGAAAGATCCTGTCTGAGTAGCGCGAGAGAACACGTTGCCGTATTTTGACTGAAACAAGCGGAAGGCCACGCGTGCAATCTTCCATTTATTGAGCTGCGCGGTGCCTGTTTGAGTGGTGATCTCAAAACGGTTAGGAGTGGCGAAGGCTGAAAAGGGAACGCCGACGATGTAGAGAGAGCCGTAATTACCAACAATGCTAACCTCTCCGTTTATGACGGTGCCTTCAAACGCATCCCCTGTGCTTCTTAATATAGTTTCATGCGTTGCGATGTCTGTAAAAACAACCTTTTCTCCATTAAGGTGAGTTCCCACCGTGAATTTTGTTATTCCAGCGGCAAAGGTTCCTGAAAGCATCTGCCACGAATCACAAAACGAACCAGGACTAAGGAACGCGGTAGAGTTATAAGCCGGATCGTAAGATGTTAATGCCGTGACCATGGCAGTTCCGTGAATAGACTCCAACGAAAAAGTGTTGTTTGATTCCATTAGCAAAATTAACGAGTCACCGGGAAGCCTGCCAGTCCCTCCATCATCCGACCACACCGCGCAAATGCTTTCGATCTCTCTATCTCCGCTGCCGAAGTTATGAGATGCCCACGCCGTAACGTTGTTTTCACGGTCATAGGTAAAGCTCGAAAGCTCGCCGCCAGAATGGACAAGCCACACCGTGGGATCAGGTGACTGGGTGCATATCATGTCGATAACGCCGCCAGAAAGGCTGGGAATCTGTTCAGCAAGCAGCGACATTTCAGGCGCTGAATACCCATCACGCTCAAAGACGTAGGCGAACTCACGAAGGCGATTATCACGAGTCAACCAAAGTAGGCCATCGCCGGAAATAACGGGCTGAAGTGGTGACGATCCGTAGTGACTCCAACGCCTTAACCGAGCATTGGACGGAGTTAGGGCCGTGTCCGTGTCGCCGCTGTCCATGGTCCATTCTTCGGATGCTGTGCCAATTACGAGCGTGCGCTTAAACGAGCACAGCCACTGAATGTCATTTGATTGCGTGGAAGCTGGAGATGAATCAATGGCCGAGGTGTCAAACGATCCGGTCAAGAACGTATAGAAATCATCCGTCTGACTGCCCCAAATGCGCGTCGGTTCCGTTGTCGTGTTAGCAAAGAAGAACCTGCCATCATGATAAGCGCAAGTTTTGGGATAGCCGCGAGATACTGAGAATGCGCCTTTGCGCCAGACCGGAAACGTAAAGCCAATGACTTCATTTGGGATGAGTGAATCGACGGCGAGCTTAGGAATGCCGCGAACTTGTGTCGTGGAATCATAGCTTTCAATTTTGAATGGGATGTCAAGCTTTCCGCTGGATGGCTCAACGGTCATTGTTCCGCTGCCCGTTACGCTCGCCTTGATGGCAACCCAGCGATACCACGCGCCAGTATTTGGGGCCTCGCCTGTGTAGCTGATGGTTCCCTCTTGCGATCCGCTTGAATACCATTCGCGGATTGTGGTAAAGTTCATCCGGTCCAGCGACTCTTGAAGCTGGAGCGTGCATTGATTCGGAGATGCGCCAGACGCCCAGTTAGTCCTCGCAAGGTATGATCCTTGAATAAATACTGCTGCGCTTGTCGTCGTGGCTACGCTGGCTGGAATCGCTTCCGATGCAATTCGGCCGCTAGACCCAGGTGATAGCATCCAAACGCTTCCAACCTCGTCACTCGTAAACGTCGCAGCGCTTGCAATCAGTCGGTAGTCAGTGATTGAAATGATCACCCATTCAGACCCAACGCCAGGGCGATTCGCTGTTGATGCCGTGTGAGCGGTGATACAAGCGTAGTTGCTGCCAAAGTATTCAGCCACATCGCCCGCAGTGTATGCTTGCCCAATATTCCACGACGTTTTGTAAACAAACGGTTTCCATGAAGCATTCAAAACAATACCAGCAGTCGACGCGCCCGCTGCTGTGTAGAGGTAAGTCTTGATATAATCGTTTGTGGTAGTGACGTAAAAGACGCCAGTCCCAGCCGTATAAACCGCAGGTAATGAACTTGTCCCGTCCAACTGAAAAGTATTCGTTGCCACCGCGCTAATCACGAAAGTTCCATTAGCGTTTGTTGCGCCTCCGACTCCAAAAATAGTCACCGTTGCGCCATTACTCAAACCGTGTGCGTTAGCTGTAATTTGAATCTTTCCGCCCGACATCGCCGCGCCCGTAATAGCCTGCGTGAATGGCATCGTCACAATATTCCCTTGATTGTAAACGGTGGCAGCGCTCCAATCGCTGGCATCGTAAGACAGCCTCATCGTTACTGCATCTTTCGGCGGATCGAGTGCAGGCGCGAACTGAAAGGGAACGTCGATAAAGCTCCACGTTCCATCACTGGCACGAATGACTTGCTTTGGGTGCTGAGTGCTAACCGTTAAAGTCGTGATGTCATTGAGCGTAACCCAGTGCAAAGCGCGGATCTCCGCCGAGGTGTAAGTCGTCGTCAATGTCTGCACGAGTGAAAGCGTCGTGCCTGAGTAGGACCATACGTTGATCTTGTTGACGTGGAGCGCTAAGACAAAATTCGTTCCCACGGCGCGCTTAATTCCAATAGTCCGAATGCATCCAGTCACGTCAGAGCCGGAGGCGCCAAGCTTAGTGCCAGGCCTTTTAAAGATGCCGCCATAGGATCGAGGCAGGAAGTTCTCAAGCACTCGAAAGCCTGTCCCGTATTTCTCGGAATCTGTGCGCCCATCCATGATTGGCGTCATAATCCCGCCATTCATCACCGCCTTAATAGTCTGAAATTGTCCCATTAGTAGCGCCCTCCGAATCGTGCTGTAACAAGTTGTGAATCCTCAAAAGGCAGGACTCTTCGGCCCTTGCCCTCGTTAGAATCGCGTGATTTCACGGCCGGCACGATGGCTTTTTCGTAGAACTGCCGCATCTCCGAACCTCGACCCGTAGCGCCTGCGGTATCTTGCGCGATGTAGGAGGCTAGCAAGTAACTGAATGCCGTGACGAAATCAGATGGATACTTGGTAACATCGGTAACGCGTGCGATGTATTTAAGGTTGATCGTCTCGGACTCGCAAAGGATTAGCCCCTGCTCAAACAAGAAATCGTTTCCGTCATCCTCATTCTGTCCACCGTCCGCGTTGATCGACAACGGGCGGAGACAATCACTCGGCGGAGTATGAGCGAAGGAATAAGCATACTGCGGGATGCCCACGACTTTACCCGTGCCGCTTGTGTAGGTGCCAGCAAACACGGAATCATCTAGCGTGAAGTTGTTGGAGTTAATGACGGTGACATACCACTGGCCATTCGCCACGGTAACGCCTTCAACGTCCTTGACGTAAACTCTATCACCTGTGCTGTATCCATGGCCTGCGTGAGTGATCTTGATTAAACCACTGGAATCAGTGACCGCCGAGCCTGTGAGCGTGTGATAGGTGATTGTTTGCCGCTTGCGCTTGGTGGCGAAGTTCCACGGATGAGCGCGCAGAATCTCATCAAGAGCCGTATAAACTGCCGTTCCTCCATCTGGGTTATACCATTTGCGGACGCTTTTAGCCTGCTGAGTCACGTCAGCGGTGAGCGATGTTAGCGCAGTTCCTCCAAGGTGGGAGATAGCAAGAGAGGCGATTTCAGTAGCGGTTGCAGCCATGGTATATGCACAAAAGGCGGAGAGGATTCAAGCCCTCTCCGCCCCTTGAGTTTTGAGGGTTAGTTCCAGTCGATGTATTCGATCTCGAAATACAAGACCACGGAGGCAGTGACGGTGCTTGCGGATGCAATAGTCACAATAACAGGAGTGTTATCAGTGGTGGTAGTGAATGCCAAGTCGCCAGCGGTGCCAGCAACGGTAGAACCGAAACCAACAGTGCCGCCAGCAGAAAGAACAATGCCATCAGCAAAGACATCGGGATTGGCGGAAGTGCCAATATCCAGCGTTAGTGTGGTGCCAGGGTCAACACAGCTCACAGCGGAGCCAGCACGCGAAACCGAAGCGCCCAAAGGAAGGTAGCAAAGGTTGAACGTGTCGTTTCCAGCCTCTGAGCCAGTGGTTGTGTAAGTAGCGCGAAGTTTCTTCACAGTCCCGCCAACGCTTTTAGTGCGTGAAGGACGTTCGGAGCCATCGAGAAGGGCAGCGGCTTGCGCTGTAAAAAGAGAAGAGTCAGTAAGTGCGGCCATAAGAGTAGAGTCTTGAAGTTTGGGTTGAGAAAAGGGCGGCTTTTACACCGCCCCTTTCAATTCAGGTTATGGAGTTTCGTCGGCGTAAATGCGAACAACCTTGGCGTTCTCAGTGCGAACCGCGCCCATCATGGCGATAGAGCGGATTTGGAGAGCGTGGCGGCGTTCTGGCAGGATGTCCATCTTGGTAGAAACACCTTGGAGCGAGAACTTGATTGCCGACTTGTGGAAGGCAAAGCAGGAACGAACGTCTGCGATGGTTGCAACGGTGCCGATTGGCAGGCGTTGGGAGTCGATGAACTTGAAGCCGAGGAAAGATCCAGGCTGGCCATCAACGAGAGCTTTGACTGTGTTATAGTCAGCACTTGTCAACTCGGTAGTGCGGAGCAAGTCGTTGACCTGCTGGGCACCGTAAACGAGGTAACGCTCGGAAGGCGGTACCTCGGCCACGTCCATGAGGTATTTAGCGCGACGAAGCTTGGCAATTGTCAGGCCTGAGCTTGCACTTCCGCTTTCCGCGTAGGTGGAGGCGATGGACTGAGAGCTTGGGAAAGCGTCAGTAGTGACGCCATCCTCACCGATGTAGCGAGTAGCATCAAGGGCGGAGATGATGACATCATCTTGAGTGCGGTTCAGCGCCATGGCGTGTGAACTCACGGTGTCCGAAGTTGGCAGGACAATCGAGCCGAGGTAATGCTCGTCCCACTCGTCAAAGACGGTGGCGAGTTCCCAAGGGCTTTGGGTCATCCAGTATTTCGATGCGTCGAACTCGCCATCTGGAGTATCGCCCTTACGGGTGATAATCTTGGAGAAGCTGCGAGCGGCGGCAAGGTTGAACCACTTCTTTTTACCAGTGAAGTCAGCACGGGTAACAGCAGTAGCGAGGCGAGCGTCCATTTGCTGGAGCGCCATGTCGAAGTTCTTCTGGAACTCCACAGGAAAAAATGTATCAATGTCGGCCATAAAAATTACAAATTGAGAGGTTTGGTTGTGCCAACCTTGAAGGTTAGCGGGAAGAGTCGTGTCTTCCGTCTTCTCGGTTGTCCACATTGTGGGCCTCAATTCCGGCTTGCAGCTTGTCCTTGCGGGGCTGACGTTTTCAGATTCTCACAAATGATAATTGGTGCAAGTCCTTTTTTCTCAATTTTGAGAGGATAGGGTAAAAATTCCCTTGTTAATTCTTGCCGACGTTCTATTTTCAGGCAGATTCAAATAGGTTTGCACTGTGGAGCGGTGTGATCCGCACTACTTGCAAACCGCAACTAGGCCGACATTGCTCCACGATGTCGGCCTTTTTGCGTCTCGGGCATCTCCTGCTTGATATAATTGGCAGTGTCTCTAAGTGAGCAACGCGGGCCAGTGATGGAGATTCGGCGCACGGTGGAAAGCAGATCAACCGTGCAAAAGTCGCACTCGAAAGGGTGGGCTGCTGCTTGAATCGTTTGATCCGTGTTTACTGAGACAGCCGAGCGGAAAGATTCAAGTGTGCGACGAGGTTCCTGATTCCTGACGAATAAGAACTAAATCGTAGCAGATTCCCAGCAATGGGACTGCTATGCTCTGAAGTAGCCATCAAGCCCTCTGAATAATGATCCGATTGTTCCCGTGCTCACTGTCAAAACGCACAAAAAGCGGCCCCGATTAAAGGGCCGCTAATCATTTGCCTCAGGACTTTCATCCATACGACCATCGCGTAATGTGCGCAGTTCCGTGCTACCGGAAATTGTTAAGCCCTACCAGCCTGATAAAACTGCTGCATTTGCTTGAATGCCTCCTCTTGCTTAGCAGGTCCAAGCTTGCCTTGGTAAGCATCTGAAACGCGCAATTTGTCCATTCGCTCCTCGTAAGTAGCCTGTGAAGATTCAGCGCCAATGAGTTTCGTATCCTCGCCGATCAGTCTATCAGCTCCGAGTGTAGCTTTAGCCAGTTCTCTTTGAACAAGGCGAACGTCGGCGTCAGGATTAAAGGCTGATGGGTCAACGCCCAAAGCTGCCGCGCCTCTTGTTGCTCGCTGCCAGTTGTTAGGAGCGTCGGACTTCCATTCAGCGTTCAAAGCGCCAACGTAGTCAGTGTCGTAACTAGCTTGTTGAAGCTCGGCAGATTTAGCCATTATTCCGCCCACGTTCTCGTTATTGAGTGCGATTAGCTCCTGTAATGCTTCCGGCGGCACGCTGTATTTGTG